TAATAACTGTCCCTATCATTAATTTTATAACAGGTCCAAGAATATAATTCCAGACTAATATAAAAATTAATACATACATTAAAAGTGGTCTCCAACTTGCTGTAAACCAGCCTGCTTTGGCTTCAGCTTCAACTATAGATGCTGCCGCTTTTAATTCTTCTGTACTAGATTGTAATAATTGTTGATTAAGCTGAGCTTTTAATTTTTCTTGAAGATCTTTATCAGGAACTGCTTTTTCAATTGTGCTAAATAAAATTTTAGCTAATGGAGCAATTGCACCTAACATAGGAAACATTGCTTAATACCACTTAGCTGATCTTTTTTTCTCTGGTAATATACTTCCTTGGCCTTGAACTACATCAATTTGAGTTTCTTGTGGATTTGACATTTCAATATCAATTCCTCCAACTAAATAACCTTCTGAATTTGTAAATTTTGAATGATTAACTTCTTTTGTAGCTGAAGCTGAAGAAAAAGTTCTTTTTGAATTAGCTAATCCACCTGTTGCCATTTTTTTTCTAGACATTCCTGTTTCAGATAATGCAATAGCAATTGCTTGTTTAGGATTTTTTACTTTTTTAGAAGACTGACCAATGTTAAGTTCACCTTTTTTGAACTCTCTCATTACTTTACCTATTTTATTTTGTTTTAAATTCATTTTCATAGCCATATGTATACTCCTTTTGTGTTATTTAACAATATTTATTGTATTTTCTTATTCATATCAGAAAACTGTTGTTTTGCAATTGAAGTTGCAGCCCTTAATTCAGCTAAATCTTCATTTTGTTGTAGTTTTTCTTGAGTATTTGATTGATTCATCATAGCTTTCATCTTATCTAAATTAATTCTTTGCTCACCTTCTTGTTTTTTTCTATAATTTTCTTGAGCTTGTAAATCTAACTCTCTTGCTTTTAATGCAGCGATAGGATCATTATCAAATTGTGATGTTATTTTCTTTTCTTCTTTTAAAAACTCATCCATCATCTCAGCAATTAGGATTGCTTTTCTAGATTCTAACTTCATTTGGAATTCTTGAACCTGTGCTTGTACTTGTGGATTTTGTAAAGCTTGTGGATTTTGAGACATCATTTGTATTTGTTGTAACTCTTGTGAAAATTCTAACTCAACTTGTTCTAAAGCCATTAAAGAAATATGTTCAAACATATTTTTTTCTAATGAACCTATTATCATAGGATTATTTTTTGCAATATTAGTAGACATAAAACTTAAATGAGAAGTTATATGTGCTCTATGATCCTGTCCTCTAAATGCTTGAAAAGGTTGTCCACCCAATGAATCAATATGTTCTAATGCTGGATCTTTAGGCATTGGTTTTGCAGGTTGTATTAAAATTTTATCAATATCTTTTACACCTAATGCTTCATACATCTTTCTATAAATTTCATATAGATTATGAATTTGTGGATTAGATTGAGCAAGTTGTAATTCAGTTTGTGCTAAACTAATTCTTTGTGTTTGAGAAAATATATTTGGATCAGCAACTGGAACGATATCTATTCTATCATCAAAGTCTGCTTGTTTAATATTTTTTTGTCCACCTACAACATCATATGGATATTCTTCAGGTAGATATAATTTAAATACTCTAGATAATAATTTGAATTCTAATTTTAATGCTGCATAAATTCTTTTATGAATAGCAGACATTGTTCTACTTCCTCTTTCAAGTAAAGCTACAGTTGTACCAACAGCTGCTTGTTGATTACCATCACCTACTTGTATATCAGCAATAGAAGCAAATCTTTGACCTGCTTGAACAACAACTCCCATTAAAGTTAATAAAGTTTGCGAAGGTTCTTTATATGGTAAAGTCATAAATGCATCTCTAAGGTTTCCACCAGGAGCATCTACGTCTCTCCATTCACCTGGTTGAATAGATTGAGCATCATCTCTAATTCTAATACCGCGCATTTTAAATCCTGCTGGTAAATTTGATAAAGTTCCCGCATCAATTAATTGTCTTAATGCAGAAGTAGCAGTTCTAGATAATCCACCAATCATGTGAATTAATCCAAAGCCATAAAAACCAAGTCCTGGTAAAAATTTAAAATGTATAAAATATTGAATTTTATTTTTTTTAGGATCAGCTATTTCGTAATTTCTACGAATAGATAGAATTTCACGAGAGCCTTCTTCTATCGTCACGATATAAGGAAGTTTAATTCCAGTCATTTCCCCATTGGGATCACGATCTTCAAAGCCCTCGAGATCTAAGTTTACATGACATTCAATTAAAGTAAAGATATCTTCGTAACCAGATTTATTTACACCTTCAATTTCTCGTTCTTTTGATTTTACATCATCTGTTTGTGTTGTTGAATCATCGCTTGGTAATAGATCTAAATCTCTATAAAAACCACCTACTTGTTGTTTTCTTAATTCATTTGCAGATATTTTAATTGTATGCATTATTGCTTCAGCATCATCTAATGATGTTGCTGAATATGGAACTACTAAATCTTCTGCGGGTACAAATTTAGATACCGCTCTTCCAAGTATATCATCATAATAAACTTTTTTAAAAGTAGATCCTGATAATGGTAAATAAAATAACATTTGATCAAATTCTGGTTCATATTCTTTCATGACATCCATAATTTGATAATTCATAAAATCTCTAACTCTTATTGCTTGATCTTCTTTTTCTCTAGAAGAGTTTCCAATTATTTGAGTTCGTACAGGTCCATCAGATGGTAATAATTCTTTATAAGCTAATGCTTGAAATTGTGTAACTGCTTCTGCAAGTACAGGATGTGTTGCACCTGATGCGCCTTGGAAAGGTTCTGTTCTTTCATCATATTTAAATCCAAGTAAATCTAAACCTTGTGTATATGTTTGTTCCCAATCTTGACGTGATGTTTTATAATCTAAAAAGTTTTGATAAAGTTCTGAACCTAATTGTCCTAAAATATCTTCTGGTAATAACTCTGCTAAGTTGTCAAAGTGATTTACACTTTCACCTTTACTAAAGGCACCTGGGTCAAAATTAATTTCAACTCCACCATCTGCTGTTGGTGTAATTTCAGTATTCTCTGTACTTGGAATAGATTCTTGAACGTCTACTATTTGTTCTGTAGATTCAGTCGGATTTGCTATCTCAATAGTATTTCTAACTTCGTTTGGTAGTGACTTGTCTATAGTTGCCATTTAATTTCTCCGATTTTACTATCTTAACCTTATTATAAGTAACATTCAAGCCCTGTGGGTTTGGTCCTGATTTAGGTGGTATAGTAGTTGTTAATTTTTTCATTAAACTGGTAATCCCAGATTAATTCTTAATTTTCTCATATATGCATCCATAGTTGGATCACCACTTGTTTCTGATGAATTATATAAAGGTGCATATGCTTGTAGTGTATTAATACCTCCACCTCCCGATGGACTTTGTGATGGGCCTGATTGAACTGAAGTTGTTGCCTGTGAATGATCATTAGGTCCAGTGACACCTCTATTGGCCGCGCTAATTGCATTAGCAACCATTCCTGCAACTGGTCCAAATGCAAATCCTATTGCTGTTGCAACTGGATTATTAACTGCATTTTGAATTGCATTTTTAACTGCATTAGAAATAGTACCCATGATTCCAGTGTCTACTGCCGCTGCAGCTGCAGCTGCAGCTGTTGCTGCATCTTCTTGATCTGCTTGAGCTTGTGCTGACACATCATCTGCAGTTACAGATTGTGCTGCCTCTGTCGCTGCATCTGGTCCTATACCAAAACCTTCATTAGAAGGTCCAACACCTGAATCTCCTGGTCCTGGTCCTCCGTGTCCAGATCCATCGTCTGATCCCCCTGGACCACTATCTCCTTCTCCTGATGAATCTCCGCTAGAGTCTCCACTTGAAGATCCGTCTCCTGATGATCCATCACCCGATGATCCATCTCCACCTGACGATCCTCCATCTCCACCGCCGTCTCCACCACTATCAAATTTTTTTCTTTTAGTTTCTCCAAGGATATAACTTATTTCTTTTTCAGAAAGACCTAAGCCTTTTAAATGTTTTGAAAAATCTTTATCTTTGTAATTAACGCTTTTATCAATCATATTAATAATATGTTCTATTTACTCTTGGGAGTACATCATCTTTATAGTCTTCTGGATGAGAAATCAACCCACCTTGTCTAAATCTCATTAGGGCTTGAGTCATAGAATCTACTAAATCGTCATTATCTCCATGTGGAAATGCCGCGCATTCTTCAATAACTTCTTGTGCAAACTCTCTACTTTTTGGTGCCCATATCTTTCCAGATTCAAATAGAGGTGCTACAGAATTAACTCGTGCATGTTTATCATTACCTTTTGATGGTGTGTAATTTACAACTGGTATTCCCATTTGTCTAAGCTCATAAGTTAATGGAAGTCCTGAAGCTTTTGCTTCAACTAAAACTGTCTCAGGTTGCCAATACTTATATTGTTCTTGGGCCAGGCGCCTTAGTTCAGGAAACTCTACTCGCTTTTTAATGGCATCTAATAATATTAAACAGGCTCCTGAATCTTGGTTAGGATGAAACACACCCCAAGTAGTAATGGCTGAATAATCCGCAGTTTCTTTTTTTAAGAATGCAGTATCATAAGATTGAATAACATGTTCAATTGGAGGCATATAATCTTTTTCCCAATCCTTCCACCACTCACGTTTAATAAGAGCTCCTTCTTCTGATGTTGGGTTTTGCATATACTGTGCATTCCATTTTGAAACACCGGCTGATGCTTTGACCGCAAGTAAATCTTCTAACTTCCAATACTCAGGCCACACGGGTTTACCTGATGGAAGCACTGCTGGAAATTCTACGATCTCCCATTTATCAGCTTTCTCTTCTGCTCCTTGGGCCTTGATTAATTGTGCAGTTAAATCTTTTGTACTCCATCTCGTCATAACTAAAACAATACGTCCACCCGGTTGAAGACGTTGACGTGGACCTGATGTATACCATTCATATGCTTTCTCAAATGCCGTTGATGAATTTGCATCTTGCTCAGAATGCGGATCATCGATGATGAGTAGATCAGCACCTCTACCGGTTACCGCACCTTGGACCCCGACAGCAAAGTATTCACCGCCTTTATCCGTTTCCCAACGGCCCGCGGCTTTTGAATCTTCTTGTAATCTT